TCTTGACCAGCTGCTTCAAGCGGAAACATAAGTACCAGCGGCAGCGGCTGACCGCGATGACCAAGGTGAATGTCAACGCGGGGTACAATTACGGCAACTCGGACCTCGATGCCTGTAAGTACGTGGCCAAGTGGGCGCGACTGTACGGTGGCGCGGGCCTCATCATCAACACCGATCAGGACTTCCGGCAGGAGCTGGATCCCAGCAAGATCAAGGAGGATTCGCCGCTGGCCTTCGTCGCCGCTGACCGCTGGGAATTGATTCTGTCCCAGCTGAACATCTTCGATGAGCGGAACGAGACTCCGTTCAACTACTATGGTCTGCCGCTGCACCGCAGCCGGGTGACCATAGTTATCTGGTCCGAGGCTCCCAGCTACATCCGCCTCCGGCTGCAAGGCTGGGGGATGAGCATCCTCGAGGAGTGCATCCGGGCCGTCAACGCCTATATCAAGTTCGAGAACCTCTTGTTCGAGCTGCTGGACGAGGCCAAGGTGGACATCTACAAGATTAAGGGGCTCAACACCAGCCTCGCCACGGACACCGGCACCCAGAAAATTCAGCGACGCATTACGCTGGCTAACCAGCTCAAGAACTACCAGAACGCGCTCTCGATGGACGCCGAGGACGACTACAACCAGAAGCAGCTCTCGTTCTCTGGGCTCGCCGAGATTAAGGAGGGTCTCCGCACCGATCTCTGCGCATACCTCAAGTTCCCCAAGAACAAACTGTTTGGTGAGTCGGCGGGCGGGTTCAGCTCCGGCAAGGACAGCCTCGATAACTACAATTCGATGGTGGAGTGCGTGCGTGAGATCTGCACCCCCGTCGTGCTCGAGGCGGCGGAGCTCCGCTGCCAGCAGATGTTCGGCTTTATCCCGGAGGACTTGGAGGTGGTCTGGAAGCCGCTCGATATTCTCGACGGCGTCGAGCAGGAGTCGGTCAAGACCTCCAAGCAGAACCGGATTATACAGCAATTTTCTACTGGCCTGCTCACCGGTCAGGAAGCCAGCGAATCGCTCCGCAAGGAGGAGTTGCTGGTGGGGTGTGAGACGGAGGTTGAGCAAGGCCTGCGCGATGTGGATGCCATGTCCATGCAGCAGGCGGGAATGGGTGGCGGGACGGACGGTGGGAAACCCGTCCCGTCCACCAAACCCCGCAGCAAGACTCCGGTGAAGATCCCGACGCAGGGGGGCACTAGCCATGAGTGAGAAAGTGCTCCGCCCCATCCTCCATCGCACGGCGTATAACCGTGCGCTCGAGCGTGAGCTGATTGATTGGCTGCGGGAGGCCGTGTTTACGCCGCTTCTGCTAGTGCTTAAGGAGTACGAAATCCCCACCCGCGAGAACGACGCGGGCTCGGCCTTAATTGCCGCGCTGAAGGCGGGCACCGTAATTTACACGGACGGCCAGTTCGCGGGGCAGTTCAACGCCGCTATCAGCCGCGAGCTGCGAGAGCTTGGGGCCGAGTTCGATAGCCGCAGCAAGACCTTCCGCCTAGCGCACGATCACCTGCCTTACTATCTACGAGGCGCAATTGCGGAAGCCCTTTCTGTCTCTACGGAGATACATACTGCGCTGCTTTCTACGCTGGCGGCTATCGGCGAGCACCTCCCCAAAGCCGAGCCTGCGCTGCCAGTGACGCTGCTGGCGGGAATCTTTGCTGACCTCGAGAAACAGTTCCATGGCTCCGTCGAGATCGTCGAGGGGCTGGGCCTGCCGGTCGAGTTCACCGCGTCCGACCGCGAGCGCATGACCGAGGAGCTCACCGAAAATCTAGAGTTGGGCATCAAGGGCTTCGTAGCCGATCGTCTGCCCACGCTCCGGCACATGGTGGAAGAAAACCTTGCGCGAGGAGGCCGTACGGACCTTCTCGCCAAGAAGTTGCAGGCAGAGTTCGGTTTCGCCCAGCGCAAGGCTGAGTTCCTCGCGGATCACGAGACGGGCCTGCTGGTGAGCAAGTACCGCCAGCACCGCTACGAGAGCCTCGGAGTGCAGGAGTACATCTGGAGCACCTCGAACGATGAGCGCGTGCGCCCCGACCACAAAGCTCTAAACGGTCGCCGCTTTTCCTTCATGAATCCGCCGATCGTGGACCGGGCGACCGGACGTCGAGGCAACCCCGGTGAAGATTATCGCTGCCGCTGTGTAGCGCAACCGATTCTCAATCTCGTTTCCGCATGAGCACCGTTACCCTCCATACCTCTCCCCGCCAGAATGCTAAAACGTGGGGCAATCGCTTCACCAGCCGCTGGCTGGAGCCCGGCATCGTGAGCTACGAAGACGGTGGCGGCGATAAGGAGCTGCTCAAGAAGGAGACGATCGATGCCCACATGAGCACCTTCATCGGGCGTCCGGTCATCATCAAGCACCGCAAGGTGACGCCCCAGACGATGGAGAACGTGGCTGAGGGCTACATCACTCGCGTCTGGTATGAGCCCGCCGACGGCTGGTTCTACTGTGAGGGCATCATCACCGGAGACGAGGCCAAGAGCCTCATCCAGTACGGCTGGAGTGTCTCCTGCAGCTACCATGTTACCGGCACAGACGAGCGGCCCGGCTCGTACCACGCCATTCCCTACGCACGGGAAATTACCGCCTTCGATGGTGAACACCTCGCCATCGTGGAGAATCCGCGCTACGAAGGCGCAACGATTCGTCTTAACTCAAAACAACCCAAGGAGAACACTGTGAATCTGTTCAAGCTGTTCAAGAAAAAAGTCGATGCGCCTCGTTCCAATGAAGCTGCACCGGCCCCCAAGAAGGACGAGGGCACCCCGCCCGCGTCTCACGAGAATTCGATCAAGGGCGACGCTCTGATCGAAATTGCTCCCGGCAAAACCGCGACCGTCGCGGAGCTGGTGGCGCGTTACAATGCGGCCCCTGCCGCCTCTGCCGAGACTGAGGAGCTCTCGCCGGAATCCACTATCGAAGTGGCTCCCGGCAAGACCGTCACGCTCGGCGAGCTGGTGAGTCGCTACAACGACTCCCTCAAGCCCTACGGCCACAAGTGCGAGGCCCATCCCGAAGTCGTCCGCAACGAGGGTGAGTCCGACGAGGACTACATGAATCGTTGCCACGAATACGACGAGACCAAGCGCAAGAACGAAGAGGAAGACAAAAAGAAGAAAGAGAACGAAGAGGCCAAGAAGCATGAGAATGCCGGCCCCAAGCCCTCCGACTTCTTCCGCGTTCTCGCCACTGCGCCCGTCAATTCCCCTGTCCCGAATACCGAGCGGGCCAATAGTGCCGAGACCGAAGCCGACAAAATCGCCCGAGGTCGCGAACGCTACGGATCTATTCGCCACGGTAAAAACTAAACCCAAACTCAGGAGAAACCTACTATGTCCAACCTTAGCCTGAATCAGAACCAGACCTTCCAGACTCCGATGCTGGGTCAGGTCACGATGGATCCGCAGCCGAACACGTTTTCGGCGCAGATCGATCCCAGCTCCACCGCCGCCGTCATCACGGCTGGCCAGACCGTCAAGCTCACGCAGACCGCCTCCGGCCAGATTCTGGTGGATGTGTGCTCCGAGCTCACCGATCCGGTGTTCGGCGTTATCGCCTACAACATGCGGAAGAACAGCTACGTCCCCGGCGACATCGTCGAGGTCGTGGGTCGCGGCGGCGTGATGATGCTCGAGACCAGCGGCGCGGTTAATCGCGGCGATTTGGTCGTGACCACCAACCAGACCGTCGCCACGAACGATCCGACCATCGCCACCGATACCACGGCGACCCACTGGATCACGGGCGTCGCGCTCGGCACCGCTTCCGGTGCTGGCCAGCTCATCAAGGTCCAGATCGCCCCCGGTCTCAATGCGGCTGCGGGTGTGGTCACTTCGGTTCCGTAATTCAACAACTCAACCCAAAAGGAAACCACTACCATGCGTTCCGTTTTCTATCGCGGCACTGGCCGCTTCACCAGTCAGGGTGCCAAGCCCGACTACAAGGCGGGCGAGATCGTCCGCAACAACGAGATCTTCGCGCCCGAGTTCCTCGGCAGCACGAGTTCCCGTTCGATCTTCAAGAACGGCGACCGCGAGAACGGTCTCGACACCCGCCTCAACGCGGTTGGCGATTCCGCTGATGTCGCGACGGGCTACCAGATCGTCACCGACACGCTGACCTACATCAAAAAGCAGGTCTCCGAGCAGAAGTTCTACAAGGTCGCCCCCGCCGATTACATGCCGGTGGTCGTGGGTGACGGTGCCTTCGCTGCCAACCTCCTGACCAACCGCACCTATTCGGTCGCGGAGGACTTCGAGGCCGGCAACCTGCGCACGGGTGCCTCCGATGCTCGTCTCTCGATGGCCGACGTCGCGATCGACGGTGTCAACCAGTACGTCCAGAACTGGGCCAAGGGCATCGCCTACACGATCTTCGATGTCGAACAGGCTCTCCGCGCCAACAACTGGGACCCCATCATGGGCAAGCACCAGTCGCGCAAGGAGAACTGGGACCTCGGCATCCAGCTCACGGCGTTCCTCGGCTCCAAGACCGACACCCGCATCCCCGGCCTGCTGACCCTGAGCAACATCACGGTCAACACCAGCCTCATCACGATGTATATCAAGTCCATGTCGGCCTCCCAGTTGGACACCTTCGTGCAGGGTCTCATCAGCGCGTACTTCGCCAACACGAACAGCACCGCGCTGCCGAACCGCTTCGTGATCCCGTACCAGGATTGGCTCGGCCTGCCGAAGCTGACCCCCGGCACGGTGGGCACTTACCCGGTTCCGACGATCAGCTACCTTGAGGAAGCCTTCAAGCGTGCGGTCGGCCACATGGAGCCGGACTTCAAGATCATGCCGCTGGCCTACGCGGACGCGTCGGTCAACAACAGTCTGCGCGGCATCAACAAGAACATCTACATGCTGTACCGGGACGACTCCAAGTCCCTCCGCATGGACATCCCGGTGGACTACACCACCACGCAGGCGAACTCGCTGAACAACTTCGAGTTCCAGGATGTCGGTTACGGCCAGTACACGGGCGTCGTCCCCTTCCGCAATCTGGAGACGCTCAAGTTCCAGTTCTGAGCTGCTAGGAGCAGACAGACTACGGTCAGCAGGGCATGGGGTGCGCTGCTGACGCCGGATAACGTAACCGGCACTTTTTTCCCCACTAACATAACCAACCAAAAACTATGTCAGCCCAAGCTCCAGTCCAAGCTCAGCTCGTCCGCGTGTTCAATCGCGGTCTTCATACGTTCACCCATGACCACTACCGCCTCGCTCCCG